TTAGCCGTTGAGTTTGACTGCCAGACCGGCGACGTATTCCCCCTGATAGCGAGCGATAGAGAGTTCCTCCTGGCTTGGTTGACGTGAACCGTCGCCTCCGGCGATAGTCGTTGCGCCGTAAGGCGTGCCGCCGCGAACCTGGGAGACGTCAAACAGTTCCTGTGCGGCATAGCCTATCGGGACAATCACCATCCCATGATGGGCAAGCGTAGTCCAGGTCGAGGTGATCGTCTGCTCCTGGCCGCCGCCCGTTCCGGTAGAACTGAACACGCTGCCGAGCTTGCCGTATAGCGCGCCGGATGCCCACAGTCCGCCGGTTTGGTCCAGGAAAGTACGCATCTGGCCTGACATATTGCCAAACCGGGTTGGCGTACCAAAAATAATGGCATCGTAATCCGCCAGCTCCTGTGGGGTGGCAACCGGTGCGTTTTGTGTTTTACCGCCAGCTTTTGCGAAGATTTCAGGCGGCATTGTTTCTGGCACACGCTTTATAATGACCTCTGCGCCGTCGACTTTCTTTGCCCCTTCCGCCACCGCATGCGCCATGGTTTCAATGTGTCCTTTGTTGCTATATATCACATTGAAACTTAATGTTTTTACTTGTTGATAATACCCTTATGGGGCACGTATGGGGCATAGTCAGATAGTTTCTGGTTAAGCAAAACAACCTGCTCAGAACTGTTCTCAGGCATCCAGGCACCATAAACAGTATAGAGCATACTCGCGCTGGAATGTCCCATTTGAGCAGCAATAAAGGTTGGGTTGGCTCCGGATGAAAGGGACCAACACGCATAGGTGTGGCGTGACTGATAAGCTTTTCTCGAACGCAAACCTGCCCGCTTCATCGCTGAATCCCATGTTGCCCCTATTGAATTTACAGCGTAGTGATTACCTGCTCTGCTGTGACTTCTGGCAATTTTAGGGTTAAAAACGAATGTACACTTATGCTGCTCAACCCTGCCATACTCACGCAACTTGACGTCTATCTGATACTGCTTTCCAAGACGAGTAAACTCAGCCTGACTTTTAAGTGCATCAATGGCTGGTTTGATAAGGTGTATCACACGGTCGGTTCCCGCATCGGTCTTTGGTAGAGTAAACTCGCCTAATTTTGTATAATTACGGCGGATGGTCATCGTTCCAGTCTTGAGATCAATATCTTCCCAGGCTAGCGCGGCGATTTCTCCATGACGAAGTCCGGTATATACGGCCAGTGACCACAGATTTTTCGTTTGCTGATGCTGGCAGGCATTAATCAGGCGAACGAATTCCTCACGGGTTAATGGATCTGGCTTCGCCCTTGCTTTTTTCAAAGGTGAGATTCTGTTAAATGGATTTGTTTCTATGTAGCCATTTTCAGTGGCGAACTGAAACATGCCAGCTACGGTGGTCATATAGTAGTTCACCGTAGGAACAGTTCTCCCCTTAGTCTGAGGGGAACGGTTTTTCTGCGGTATCTTGCTTCCTGTTAACAGGTCTTTCCTGATAAACAGTAAGTCCTCTTTAGTCACCGATGAAACCAGTCTGTTTTCCCCGATTCTTGGCAGCATATTTGTTACCACTGACTGATACCGGTTAAGTGCGTTAGCGCTAATCTCCATCTTTTTCAGTTCCAGCCATTTCTTTGCAAGTGCCTTTACAGTGATATCCTTTTTCCCCAGACCAAACCGCTTGAGGTGAGGGGAGTCGGGAAACTGAGCCGCATAGTCAAAGCTTCCCATTCTTATTGCGAAGCAAACCGAGGAACGTAGCTCCCCGGCAACCTTGCGATTTTTAGCGGTATCAGGAACTCCGAGGCTTTCTCTGACACGCTTGCCTTTGTACTTAAACCATATGCGGAGTGATCCGCCGTGGTTCTCAACGCCAGTTGGGTATGATTCTTTACTCATTTATCCTCCTGACGTCCAGGAGCGAAAACAGCTTACCTTTTTCATGCTTACTGTGCACCTGGCTGTTTCTGGCTTTTGATCCACCGCATAATGGCTTCTATGTTATACAGACATTCGCTGCCTGAATGCGGCGTTCCTTCCGGCGAGTAGTGCCGATACTCCCGACCGACAAGCCATGACTTCCTACGTGCGCGTTCAATGGTGCCGTCCTTTATACCAGTAGTAGCGATAAGTAAACTTTTTGTGACCCATTCGCTGGGGGCAATTTGATAGATAATGGTTTGTGTATTTTGTGTGCTCATACCTACCTCACACCACGTTTAGTCCACGACAGTGGCACCACGTTTCGAACATTCGCTTGACCACTTCCCGGCAGTAGAATCCGTAATCGTCACGCGTCAGGTCATAGCGGTTCCCATACCTCCGGAGCACCCATATCTCAAATTCTTTGTTCATCTCCACCTCCCGTAGCCTGAACCGATCCCGTTACGCCCTGGTGTATGCCCGACGTGATAGTTATTGCAGAACTGACAGCGGTAAACGCCCATCAGCCCCTGATGTCCGTAACGTTTACGAATAATCCAGAGTTCAATCTGTGCACCGTAAGCTGTTTTATGTCTTTTTTTACATCCGCACTGCTTGCGTCTGAGACGGCGTTTGCTGGTCATTACTTCACCTCCACGCCGATCCCGGCGATAACACAACTCCGCTCGATCGCTTCTTTCACCTGGTGTTTATAGGTTTCAGGATGGAATGTTTCGTTCTTTCCTGTACTGCTCCAGAACGCCTTTGAGCTGGTGTCTGGCAGGGTTATGGTCAACGGTTTACCTGTGGTGACATCGTTAACCGCACACTCCCATTTCTTGCCAGTCTGTGATTCCAGGCGTTGCAGTAATTCGCCGATACTCAGCGGTGCGATAAGTTGCTGGCGCAGATTCTCGATCTCTGCTGCCATGTAGTAGCCGGTTTTGCTCCAGGTATCTACATCATCGCCAGCCATATCCGGTTCCATCGTCGCCATTAGAACGGCGTCGTGATAGTCCTGGCTACCGCTGGTGATCGCAACGGCGTAGGTATCACTGTTTTCGCGCTTATGGATAAGTACTACCGGGTTAGTAATTTTGCTCATTCCGCTGTCTCCCTCTCAGCTTCGATGATGGCATCTACAGCCATCACCAGTGTTTTGGCGAGGTCGTCGTAATCCTGCCATGCATCATTGCTAAAAAAATTCGTGAGCATTACCGGCGCTATCTGTACAACGAGGTGCTGGCGGTAAGTCATGCCACGGGGAGTATCGATGCGTGGGCATGGATAGGCTGAATGTTGTCCTGTTTTCACGGCTAACCCCCGAAATCCATCAAAAATTTGTATTCAATCAGCGCGCCGAGCACGACGGCCACCAATAACAGGCCAAACAGCATGGACAGGAGAAATGATTTCATCTTGTCACCTCTCGCTGGATTGTTTTGTAGGCCCGCAGCATGTCGCGAGATTTACCGGAAAAAACCGTCTTCATGAAGAACATGCCACTGCGGTTTGCAACTATTCCTTGTGTACAGAGCAGCGTGGCGTCTACCACCCGGTTATGTTTACGGAACTCAAACACCGTGCTGGTGATAACGATGTTCGCCACGGCGTCATAGTCTTGGTATTCGATTTTCATCCCAGATGCTCCTCGACAATTTTGAACGCATTATCACGGCACGGCATCACAACGAATTCAGGGTTACCGTATGTTGAATTAATTACCGGATCGAACTGAATACGAACCGCTCCATGCTCACCTGAAGGGCGCAACTGAACGGGAATAAACTTCCGCTCGCGACCAAACATCTTTTCCGGATAGCTGAGGTATTCAGCCTGGATAACCGGATTGATGCTGAAATCCACTTTTTTCGGGATCACTCGCTCCATATCAGGAAAAAGTCCGTCAACCAGTTTGATACCCGTGATTGAAATTCGGCGTTCGAATACGTCCCGGTGAATGGCAAACGCTTCTTTGTTGAATACCAGCTCTGTAGTTTCGGCTTTCGCCGGAACCGGTCCTTCGAACTGAACGATGATGTTTTTCTTCGTTCGTATGCCATGCTCCATCCGCAGTGCTACATGACCATTGGTGGCCTCAATATGCTTCGGGGTAATGTGAAGACCGTTCAGGTAATAGCGAACGTCGTTTTTAGCGGCACATACCAGAGCGGCGCGAATGAGTTTTGACTGGATGATCATGCATCTGCCTCCTGCTTAATAATTTGGAAGCGCCCCACTGCCGGGTGCTCAAAAATTTGATATGACTCTGTTGCTTCTACTGGGCGAGGGGCTCGCTGGTTCCAGATAGCAGCAGCCATTTCACGATCTTGAGGTGCGAGATTGACGCTACAGCAATCGCAGCGAACAACAAACATTGGTTCACCTTCATGTATCACAGCATCCAGATCGATTTCATCATTTCCGCAAAGCGGGCAGGGAAGCAGGTTCATTATTTATTCTCCGGCGTATAAATGGCTTTGTCGTGGCTGTATTCTCCGTCCCAGGTCTTTTTCATTGGCAACTCGCCTTTCATGTACAACTGGTAAAGTCGGTGGCATCCTTTCTCCAGCAGTACCGGAGTAAACTTCGTGAAAGCGTCCTTACCGTGTGGGGTAATCTGCGTCTGGTCTTCGGTCAGATATTTATCACGGGCATAAGAGGCGACGCGCCAGCGAGGATCTTTCTCTGGATCACGTTGTTCGTTGAACACCCAGTTACGCTCAAAGGCCCACCACATCATTTTGTTGATGTTGACGCCGTTCAGCGCCTTGCAGAATGCCGGGATCGTCATGCCTTTGGTAAAGTGTTTCTCCAGACTCTCAACGGTGGCGCTGAGAGTTTTGTTTTCTAACGCTGCAGCTTCGGCGCGTTCTTCAGCCTCGATGACCATCAGGGCCAGTTCCTTGCGACTAACTGGCAGGGCGGTCGCATTACGCTGAGTGAAGTAGAATTCCACCAGGTCTTCGTGGTAGCCCCACGCCTGATCGGTTTCCAACATCTTTGCGTGGTTCGCCGCGCCGCGTTCTGTCCACAACATAAGAGAGCGGGTTTTGCTGGAAATTTGCAGGTAACTAAAAGTTACTCGCAAATTTGCTAACTCTTCGCCGGTAACTTTGAAGAAGTGTTTTCCTTCTACAAAGCGATCGGCGTTGCGCGAATAGTTCATTTTGATGTTGGCGACATCAGTGCCGTATCCTGCTGCAAGTTGTTCGTTCGTCACTACGCGTTGGCCGCGATACTCAATGATTTGCAGATCGCAAGCTGCTACCGGTACCAGTTCAGTTTTCATAGCCATTATTCTCCCTAGTGCATGACCGGCATGTCTGGCATGCCTTCGGTCTGGATTTGTTCGATAAAGCTGTCGTGCAGCAGTGCGAAACCTTCCCGGCCTGTTGCAGATAGCCGGAAACCGTATTGATCATCAGAAAAAATCATGTCCTGATACATTCTCAGTGCCAGTTGCTGACCAACGTCCCGTCCATACTTCTCGATGGCGAGTCCCTCAACGTGGTTAGCGAGTGCGAAACGTTCGGCGCAGGGATAGACACTGATTGAACCGCGCTGGCCTGAATAGATAACGGCTGTGTCGAATCCGCCGTCGCCATTCGGAACATCAACAGTTCCGTTTTTCTCCTGTTCTTCCGCGATGAACACCGCGACAACCAGCCAGCGGAAGATAATGATCTGTTTTTCAGTGCTCAGGCTTATCCAGCCGCTTTCTTCTGCCTCCATGATGCATGCCAGTATGCTCAGGCCTTTCCCCAGGCTCCTGTCATAGTGGCCGTTATCCAGCGATCGAATAGCAGCGGAATAGCCAATAATTCGGCGCCCACACCGGATACCTCCTGATGTTGGTTCGGGGGTAAAGTTTCTGTCCTGCATAAAGTAATCCTCAAAACGGTTTCTGCTTCATCAGTTCGTCCCACCGGACTGCCCATGCATCGTATTTCTCATTCCATTTCTGAATTTCACGCTTACGGGCCAGAATCAGGCGCAGGCGGCGAATGGTGCGCTGGTGAGCACGATGGTATGCGTCGGTGGTTTCGCCACGGCGCCATACCTGTTCGCCATGGTCCTGCTCAACCAGAAAATCAGGGTGGCGCTGCTTAAAGCCGGACCGTGTGAAAGAGTGTGATGCCAGAAAGTGGGCCAGCCAGCGGATCGCAGTGTCCCGGCTAAAACAGCGCTTCATGCGCCCGTGCCGGATAGCAGCGTAAAGGTCGCCGACTGGCGTATGGTGCTTCTGTAATGCCAGGTCAATTGCGCTGGCTGTGCGGTTATCCAACATTTGATATCTCCTCAAAACGGATTCCTGCTTCACGAGCTATTTCGATAAAAGAGTCCAGAGAACAAACGTGTTCATCATCCAGAAGTTGCCGATCGCATATAACACGCCCGTTTTCGATATAAAGAACCACGCGCCCGGTGAAATCTGGTGAGATAAATAATTCGATATTCAACGCTGGCAATGGAATTGACACATCCCTGTGTACAATGTTTTGTTGTAAAATCATCAGTTAATTCCTCCACTGAAATATTTCTCTTTTGCCCAGGTAATGACTTCACCGAGTAACTCATCAACAATAAGTTTCCTGTCTCGGTCAGGTATTCCGTATGCCCGTTAATATCAAGGCTGTTCATATACGTACTGCGAATAAAAGAAGTGGATTCTGAAATTCCGTATTCACTGCATGCCTGTCTTTCAAAACGCATTAACATTTTCAGCATTGATTTTTCGTCAAAGTCTATCTTCTGAATATCACCATCGGGCATATTAACGATGACACAGTTGCTACCTGTCTTACGCTTCATCCTCTCCAGTGCAGCAATTGCGATTCGACGACGGTAAATTTCAATTGTGTTGTTTTTCACGGCGCTTCTCCTCTTCATCTATCCAGAAAGAAATATCTGATGAGATATTGAGAGCAAGACCCAGGAGTCTCTCAGTCTGGAGAAGGTTCATTTTTTTTAAAGCTGATGTACATTAGATCCAGTAGTTCATTAAGACTTCTGGCGGAGATCGCCGCGTCTTCAATATTGTCATTTTCTTCCGGGTTCCACATATTTACCTTCCGTATGCTTTGCGTAAAAACAATTCTGCGATAATGCTGTAGCCGGAGGCATGAAAGAGTTGTGCTGTTTTAAACGCAGCTTTGTCTTTGATGAAAGTCATGATTAACCCTCTCGTAAATTCAGGTTATAGATACCCCTGCCGTTTAAGTCACTGTTAATTTATTTAGTCCGGTTTTATTATTTAATTAAACTATTCAGTTTTGTATCTGCTTCTTTAATCGATTCTTCTACACCCTCGATCAGAGTGATGATGGCTGATATTAATGTCGCTTCGTAATCATCCCTTGAGCTTTCAAACCATGCACCAAGCACAGCTTCAGCCTGTTTTACCCTGTTTCTGGCTGAGATTAAAGATATAGTCATTTATCCTTCCTCCTGTCTGCCTGCTCTTCAATAAGCCATGCATGCACTTCACCAGATAAGCGACGGATTAAAGTGATTACAGATGATAATTCCGTTTCGCTCAACGTGTCCGGGTAGCTTTCGAGCATTCGTAACAGATTTTCGACCTGACATGCTTTTTCGGTTGCTTGTTCTAAAGAAATATCAGCCATGATTGCTACCTTGTGCACCTGAGAGAAATGTCGCGATCTGAGATATTTTATTCGTTGCTATTGCTAATTCAGCCAGATCCGAAATAACACCAGAGAGTTGTCCGATTCTTTCTTTTTTATCTTCACCGCCAAAGCTCAACGAAGCTATGTTCAAACTGATATGGCTAATCGCTTCGAGAAGAGAAAAGAGAAGTGCATTTTTATATGCCTGAACATTTTTTAATAAATATCATAAACAATGTCCCGATAGAGTTTTATGTGGAATTCACCACCTAACAGATTGTCTATTATTCTTAATAGTAAATTAATTTATTTTTGACTGGATGTTTTTTAGTTCATCGCAAACTTTATTTGCGTAATCTAACATTGTTGCAGCCATATAGCATGCCGGGTTGTCATTATCCTTGTCAGTGAAATAACTCTCACTGTAAGTTTGAGCAAGTGCCTCGAGTTTCTTTGCTGTAACAACAACATCAAAAATATTATCGGTGATGTCAAAACTCTTAACCTCTCTGGATTCGGTCTGGCTGTGGCTTAGTTGCTCTATATATTCACATACAGTTTCATTCGTTTTTTTCATTGAACGAATCAGGCAAGCGATAGCATTGTCGGCTTCTGGTGGTAATTCATTGCATCGGTAGATTCCCTCTAATAATGAAGTGTTTTCGACAATATCTGCTGTGATGCTTTCTAACATATGTTGAATGGACAACCTCTTAAATGTTTTTATCTTCTGTGACATTTTCTATCACCTCGTTCTTGATTTGATATATGGATAATAGATCCTGCTATTATTATTTGCAATAGATAATGCTATTTATTTTGCTATTAAATTTTATGTTATTGATATTAAGGTAAAAAAAGTACTTTGTATTATACATGTTAAAGTTACGTGGGGATAATCGCCTGTCAGGCGATAAGTCGGCCATCGCTGGGGATGTTGGGAGGGGGGGGGCTTAAGTGAAAATGGGGTCTGATAAGCCAGGATGTTGCGGTGGTTAAGCGGATATGGTTGTAGTGCTGTAAGAGGAACGTTGTGCATTTATAACCCGGCACTTTGGCCGGGTTAGAACCTAATCATTTTCTTTTGCGGGTAGATACATTGTCATTTGTACTGGTTTTTTCCCATAATGCTGGGCTACCCGGCTCCTTAACTCATGCATCGTATCGCATGTCTTGGCTACGCCTATAACTTCCCAGCAGCGCGATACTAATTGCCTTACCCCAAGGTTTTCGGTTAGCTGCCTGTGCCAATGAACCCCTGGCGCTGGTTTATTTTCTTTTAGATATTTGGCTACATCTTCATCAAGTGTGTCATAGATAAGTTCTATTACTAGCTTCCCCCACCACTTTGGGCGTGACTGTAGTGGGGTACTCCAGCCGGTAAGCCTGCCAAACTCTTCCCATAATTCATCAGGGAATGTTTTTTCCCATGCCCTTAATTCTTCAGCAATGAACGCCCTCAGCTTGACCTGAAGGGCGTCTTCAGCGCGTTCATATTGATAGCCAGTAGCCTCATCAATAAGCGCATCAAGACCAGTCCTTGTAAGACCCGCTGTAAGAACTGCGCATTTAATGGCAATTTGTCGCTGGCGATCTGTAAGTGGGGCGCTTTGGTATAGAGCTTGAACGTATCCTCTGCAAATTAGTTCGAAGTGCTCAGTCTTTAATCCTTGGCTCTTAAATTGCGTTCCAGGGATGGAGAATTCTATGAGTTCCGCCAGGATTAAGTTACTGTCTATAAAAGGTTTTATTGCTTTTGCGCCAATGTAGTCCGCCAGCGCACTTGATTCAACTTCTGCTATCGCTTTAACTGTGGCTCTTAGGGCGATAACGCGCTCGCCAGTATCAAGTACGTAGCAATCAATATCCTCTCCGCCAAGATTAATTTTCCCTTTCCATTTAGCGAATGGAGAGGGTAATTGCTGAAATTCTTCCTGTTCCATAAACTTTCCTTATGCTGTGTGATATCACCCGAATATCTCATCAGGCCATTGGCTGGCTAACCGTGCTTCCTATAGGTCTGCGGCATGCTTCCAATGACCTTCCCAAAGACAAAAACCCTATTCATTTCATCTCTTTCAATTGGGTCCCAGGCTGAATAACTCTTATTATCAGATATGACCAATAGTTTATCTTTCATCTTCTGGAGCCGCTTAACATGTGCAGTATCGTCATAGAGGAAGGCGTATATGCCGTCGCCGTCAAAGTGCTGAATGCTTATATCGATAAAAAGTAAATCGCCAGGCTCAATTGTTCCAGACATGCTATCGCCGCGGACGTTGATGATGCGTATCTGCTCCTGCTTCCGTCCATTAAACATTTGGTGCGCATCTTCAACCGAGTACTCAACGGAACGCAACACCTCCACGAATTCGCTGTTAATTATTCCTGGGCCAGCACTAACTGTGAGGTCGAGTACGTCAACTCTGAATATCGCAGAATCTTTTTTGTTCGCAATAGGGGAGGTTGGCTGTTGGCCGTCGCCCCTCATCGGTCCTGTACCGTTTGATAGCCACTCAGACCGAACCCCCAAGCATTAGCTAGTTCAACGATTTTTGTTGTTCCTCTAGCATTGCCAGATGTTATGCGCCATATGGTTGGTTGCGCCATACCGGCAGCTTTAGCTAATTGCCCTTGGCTCATACCCATTTCATGCATTGCGTAGTTAAGTCTGTCAGCTAGCGTCTTAAGTGTACTCTCTTGCATATTTATAGCCTCCGCTATCACATTCTAGTCAAGCGTCATAAAAAAGTCTATTGCTTGTTATTATAGATATAGCTATTATATTTCAATAGCAATTAAACATAATGAGTAAGAAAATGAAATCAGCAATTGAAAGAGCTATTGATGTAGCTGGCGGAGTAAGCGCTTTAGCTCGCGCTATAGGTGTAAAGCAACCGTCAGTTTCTCGCTGGAGAAAGGTAGGTGTTGTTGGGGTGGAGCATGTGCCTGACGTATCGGCCTTAACTGGGATTCCTGCGCATGAATTGAGGCCTGATAAACCAAAATTATTCCCCCATCCATCTGCAAAGGTATGACATGCCACGAATACTAATGGCTTTCGATATGCCGGGTGTTTATTGCCTTGCTGATGAGTCTTGGGTTCGACAGCAGTTAGACAGTTTGACGCCGACTGCAAGGCATATCGCCGTTGCCCGATACGCGGAAGTGTATCAGGAGACGTTTGAAGCCGAGCCTGTTTCATACCGAAAGGAGAACCGGGCAAGGCATGAGGCAAACACAAGGCTTCGCCTGTTTGTGAGAAATCAGGGCAGAGCTTTACAGGGGTATACAACTCAGCCGCCCCTGGCTGGAACGCAATCGCGCTCCTGATTGATACCGGGCTTAAAGGTGCCCGGTGGCTGAATCCCAATTCTCAATGCATTTTCGTACTAGCTAAATGGTACATATAAATTTCAATGAGAGGAGGGGAGGGGGAGGAGTGCCCGTGTGTTAGTGCGAAGCACTGGAACAGGCTTTTCCAACAGTCAGGTACATAGGTTAAGTAGATCTCTGTAATAGGGCTGAAATAAAAAAAACGCCTGTATCGTTAAACTAGTACAAATAGGGAAAGATGAACACAGATCTGAAGCAAAACTTAATCGCTCTCCTGGAAGAGCAATTCATCCGCTCCGATGACAAAGTTGTTTTCGATTATGTGATGCAGAAAAAAATCAAGTCTCAGGGATACCACCTGCAACGCAATTTCAGCATCAGCATTAGCGGTGGTCGTAAAGGCTTTATTGATTGCCTGGTTACATCACCAGACGGGCAGCAGTGCGCCATTGAGGTCGATAAAAAGTCTCCCCGCAACCGCTCGCTGATGAAGTTGGCTCAGCTTCCAGAGGGAATGTCAGGCTTTGTCCTGCTCAGAGATGGTAAGCACCCTCTTCGATATAGCGAGAACGGAATTGACGTTATTCGTGCGACGAAATTTAAGTGAGTTGATTCGCAAGGGAGGCTGGCAACCTTTGGGGAGGCCACCAGCCATGTGAGGGGGAATCCATGAAAACCACATCACAAAATCATTATCGCATCGATATGGGGGCCGGACAATGCTGACCATCACGCCAAATTTTGCCCAGGAACGCGCGCTGAACATGCTGCGCCGTGATTGGAAGTCGCATAATACTTTCATGGTTTATGCGCCTACTGGCAGCGGCAAAACGGGGTTAGCAGCGTTTATCGTTGACGGTTTCGTTAGTCGCGGAATGCGCGTCCTGTTCTGTGCACCGTACACTATCCTGATCGGTCAGACGGCTAATCGGTTCGTGGAGTATGGGTTGCCGGGGGATGAAATCGGCTATATCTGGGCGGATCACCCCAACGACGATCCGGACCGGAAAATCCAGATTGCCAGCGCCGACACTCTGATTCGCCGTGTATTTCCTGACAACATCGATCTGCTGATTATCGACGAAGCACATCTGCGCAAAAAACGCATTCTCCAGGATATTGAGCGTCTGCGGGCCAGCGGCGTAAAAGTAATCGGACTGTCGGGTACGCCGTTTTCCCCGTTCCTGGGCAAATACTATGACCGACTGATTAAGCCGACCACCATCGGCGAATTAATCCAGCGCGGCGACCTGAGTAAATACGAATTTTACGCGCCAACTAAGCCGGATCTGAAGGGCGTTAAAACCTCTCCGTCTCTCCAGTACGGTACCGACTACAACGAGACTCAACTGGCGGGGATCATGTGTGGTTCCACGCTGGTTGGCGATATCGTCCAGAACTGGCTTGAGAATGGCCGGGATCTGCCGACAATCGCTTTCTGCGTCAATGTGGCCCATGCCAATTATCTGACCATCCAGTTCAACCAGGCTGGTGTTAATGCCGAGGTGATGACCGCAGACACTCCGGCCGAAGAACGACAGACCATCATCCATCGCTTTGAGACTGGGGCCACAAAAATCATAGTCAGCGTGGGCGTGCTGGTGGCCGGGTTCGACAGCGATGTTCGCTGCATCATCTACGCCAGGCCAACTAAGAGCGAAATTCGCTGGTTACAGGCGATCGGGCGAGGCCTGCGCACGGCGCCAGGTAAAGATTCCTGCCTTATCTTCGATCACAGCGGCACTGTGCACCGCCTTGGTTATCCGGACTCTATCGAATATGACGATCTCCCGGGCAAATCTGACGGGATGGAAGAGGGCGCGCGCCGGGCCGCTGAGGAAAGGGCGGAGAAGCTGCCGCACGAATGTTCGCAATGCCACTTCATGAAACCAGCTGGTGTTTATGTATGCCCGAAATGTGGCCACAAACCTCTGGCCGGTGAGGACATTGATACCGACACCGGGCGCAAACTTAAAAAACTGGGTGGCGAGCAGCGACAGCCAACGAAGGCAGAGAAACAGGCCTGGTGGAGTCAGATCAAATTTTATCAGCGCCAGCGCATATCGCAGGGAAAAAAGCCCGTCAGTGATGGCTGGTGCGCTCACACCTTCCGGGAAAAGTTCGGTGAATGGCCGAATGACCTGAGTGACTTCCCGATGGAAATTACCCCGGAGGTAAGCAACTACATCAGACACAAACTCATCAGATATGCAAAAGGAAAGGGGAAGGCGGCCGCACCTGCTGAAACTGCCAGCTCCATTCCCGACTCAGACATGACCCACAAGGTAATAAGTGCAAAACGCCAGGTAGAGAATATTCGCAGTATGTTTGGGAGAAGAACAGCGTGAAAACAGCAGAAGCGGCGAAAGGCCGCTGGCCTGAAATTTTAGAGCACTTCGGCCTGCCGCCGATAACCGGAAAAAATCACTACAGGGGCGAATGCCCTGTATGCGGTGCACGTGGCAAGTTCCGCATTGACGACCGCGACGGTGCCGGGACATGGATCTGTGTATGTGGTAGTGGCGATGGCATGAAACTTGTCACCCTGACACAGGGGAAGCCATTTAACGAGATTTGTACCGAAATAGACCGTCTGATCGGAAATGATTACCAGCGGGTGAAAATCCCGGTAACCAGCAGCGCCACCAGCTTACGCAAGCGTGTGTTGAGCAAATTCTCTAAGCTGGAGGCACTGCGTGGCACATCCGGTGCTGCGTATCTCAATTCTCGTGGAATATTTAACCTTCCTGCTGAGGCGATCCGGTTCAATGCCAGGCAGAGACACAACGGGTGTGTATTCCAGTCTCTTTATTCCCTGGCGACTGACGATAAAGGGGAGTTGTGCTATCTGCATCAGACCCTGCTTGATGGTGCCAAAAAAGCAGACATCGGTAGCAGTTCAAAGCGCCTCAAATCCCTGCAGGAAGATAACTATCTGGATCACGCTCGTTCAGTCGCTATCCGCATGTTTCCTGTCGCCAGCACTCTGGGTATCGCCGAAGGCATCGAAACGGCGCTGTCAGCGCACCAGATTTATAAAGTGAACACCTGGGCAACCATTAACAGCGGCTTTATGAAAAAGTTTCGCGTACCAGCAGGCGTTCTGCACCTGATTATTTTTGCCGACCGTGACGAGAACAGCGCAACCGGGCTGGCTGCGGCTTACGAATGCGCTCATGCCAATCTGATGGCAAAGAACGATCTGCAGTGCGTCAGTGTGTACTGGCCTGATCACGGTGATTTCAACAATATGCTCATGAATGGCGATCAGGTTCGTGAGCTGGTTTTCCACAAGAAAAAGGCGGCGTAATGCATACAGATAACAATGAACATAAAACACTATTCTCTATCCCGACGGCAGCGCACAGCTCCGCCCTGGCAAACATTAAGCCACTGCCTGAGCAACGGAGAATTACCGGGCATAAGCAGACCGACTCCTATCTATGGGTTCTGGAAGTTATCCGGCTGAACGAACCCGCACATCTGGACGCAGCCGAAGTCGCGCTGGAGAAAATTAAAATCTCTCCAAAAGAGGCCGAGGAACGGTATTCCCGTTATCTGCTGGCGAATGACTGCGATCCTTTCCAGATAGCTTTCGGCACCATCGGCATGAATAACCCCGCGAACGCTATTAAATCAGCGCGGGAGAATATCAAAAAGGCCGCTGAAGTGCGCGCTACATTCGGTAGCTATGAATCTGCAATGGAGGATGTTGAGGCCGAGCGAGTTATTAAGTCTTCTGCAAAATTCATTGATGATTATGACTGGGGATGGACTCCGGAGGAACTCGAAGCCGGTCATATTGGCGGCGGCCGCATGTTTGAAATTGATGAACAGCGCCGCGTTATGGTAGACGGCTACGTGACGTATTGCCTGAGCCCCATACGCTGTCAGATGTGGTTCGTGAATTTATTTACTGGGACTGGCTTTATCAGGTTCGCCACACTGCAGGCAGGGAACTCGGTCACGGATATGGTTATTCTGAACATCATAAATCAGTGTATGACCGTGAACGTTATCTCGAAAAATTGCTGACAACAATCAAACCCTTGTCGCGTGCTGAAGCCGTGGAGGTGTGCCGCTGGTTTCTGGCAAGCGGAAAGGATAAATATATGGAAGACAAAGGCGCGGCGGTTATTCTTAATCTGGTTGGAGAGTGTGAAGAATGAAACTGGAAGCATCGCTAAAACACTTTAGCCCTCAGGGAATGCACATCAGCGACGACGTGAAAGGAACCTCTCCGGATCGTCTCACCGGTACAGATGTAATGGCGGCTATTGGTACCACCAGCAGCCGTGCGCGCTTCGGCCTGGCTGCTTTCTTCGGAAAGGCCGGGATCAGCAAAACGGATGAGCAACTGGCGGTTCAGGCGCTGGCGCGTCACGCGATGGATACTGCACCGAAGAACGTGCGCAAAGCTGCAGGTGGTGAATTTGGCTGGTGTATGCTGGTACTGGCGCAGTTTGCCTTTGCTGAGTATTCCCGTTCGGCAGCTACCAGCGTGACATGTCACACCTGCAAAGGCAGCGGGCGAATTACCCGAACGCAGACAACCCGCAAAGTTTCTTACCCGTGGGGGAAAGCACCATACTGGGCCAGCCACTCCCGCGCTGTCCGCCCGTCTGACTGGGAGAAATGGACGGAGGTAACGGAGATAGTGCCGGCAGTCTGTGAGGCTTGCGACGGTAAGGGAGCAATAAGCGCCCGGTGCCGTTGCGGTGGAAAAGGGGAGGTGCTCGACCGCATGGCGACAAAAGAAAGAGGTGTGCCGGTGTTCAAAACCTGTGAGCGCTGTTCCGGAAATGGTTTTTCTCCGGTACCCTCTACGGCTGCATATAAAGCGATTCTCAGGCGAGTTCCGGAATTACATGTCAGAACATGGACCCGCAACTGGAAACCATTCCTGGAGGTGCTGGTGGATATTTGTTACCGGGAAGAGCGTAAGGCTGATGCTGCTTTTCAGAATGCGACCAGTTTTAGCGATGATTTCAACAAAATTTAGTATTTTCACGACATATAGCTTGATTTTGTCCGAAACTATCGTGTATGCTTCTAATCATGTGAAGTTGTACCTGAACAAAATGAATCATCGAAACCCTGCCGCCTGGTGGGGGTTTTTATGGCTCACTGTTTATTGATGTTTGTCTCAGATTGTTGCGTTTATGTGGATGCTCAATCCAACGGATATTAATACCAGAATGATTTTTATAGAATATCCTTGCTATTTCACGGGCACAGAAATGGATCGAATCAAAAGCGTCTTCACCGCTTGAATGCATATATAAAGACAGTGCATCATTGTTAATGAGATAATGCAGCCACACTCCACCGTAATACCAGCACGTGATATTTTTATAATCGACGGTAGTGGTTCCCTTTTCTTGGTCATTTAACCATTGAATCAGTGTTTCCTCTGTATTCTGATTTGTATCTGAAGTGACAATGGCTTCCAGAAGGACATCATTCCTGTATATGTATCTCCTGCCTTCCCAGGAGCGGCTGATTTTATAATATCGGGGCATATTTATTCTCAGATGATTTAGCATTTCTGGTAAAAAAACGCTCACCGGAGTGAGCGGGCAGCAACTACTATAAAGACACTCGGGAATTACACAGATATTGCTTTTGTTTACCCCTCATAAAGCCGGGCAAAGGTCGCTTTATAACTGAGGGGCCTGTGCAGCGGAACACAATCTACAGGTCATTGTTGCCAGACGTGAGCAGATAATTCTTAAAATAATAAACGTGGTAAATTATCACGTTATGTTATTGCGGTTGCAGTGAATCCCCCTGTGCGGTGGGGCGTAACTGGTTTTCAATGGAAATAGCTGTTTATTTGCCACGCGAGTCACGGTATAGCCAGCCAAAGATTCACCGGGAGGCACCCGGCACTGCAGCATACTGATAACAAATATAGCGTGTCCCAAAGGCTCACTTCGGTGGGCCTTTTTTACAGGCGAAAAAAAGCCCGCTACAGAGAGCGGGCACCTGTATCGTCGCAAAATAATGCCAAAGAGATATAAGGTTCTACAAATGTTCCTGTAAAGAACATAGCCTTAATCAAAACTTATGTAAACTTTTATCCGTAGTGCAGTAGACCTTCTTGTTTCTTAGAGCGTGGAGGATGTCTGCTGTTAAAGTTTTACTTTAGTAAGCCGATAAAAACACAGTTATGGTGAATCCCCCTGAGCGGCGGGGCGACCAGTCTAATATATGTTCCTCGCGAACCATGTCGACTGGTATGTGGTTCACCGGGAGGTACCCGGCACCGTAACAACCGACCGCCACTGGCTCACCCGGACAGATTTCTAAGCTGTAGGCACGAGGTCTGATTTCCGCTGACCGCTCCAGTAAAAGTTTTTCAGTATGAGATGATGGGATTACCATAGTGACTGAAAGCGGCCTGAGTTTGAATGGGTGCCGTTTTTTGCAAAATTGCTGTGTAAAAATACTGACCACTGGGCTCAGCGCTCATCCAAAAGCACTCCGTTAAAATCCGTACAACCGTGGGTGGTTTGTTGGATGGAGTGCCGCTGAATATATAAATCTTATATTACAGGCTGCGTATTCGCGTGGCCTTTTCTTTTTCCACTCACCCGATACCCGGGTAATTAGTCTCCCGGACAGGGGGAGGTCATGAAAATGCACTTTGATCCCCATTCGTGGGACAGCTGGAGCGAACTTTTTCAAAGCTGGTGGCGGGGAGACGTACCCATTGGCGGCGTTGTTATGGCAATCGTTGTTGCGTTTTTCCGCATGGTCTATAACGGCAGCAGCTGGAAAGAAACGCTGTTTGAAGGGTTGCTGTGTGGTTCTCTGACCCTGACGGCGGTTTCTGCGCTGGATTATTTTGATGTGCCGAAAAGTCTGACAATAGCCATTGGCGGCACTATCGGATTTATCGGCGTGAAGAAAATCAGCACCATCATTTCAACGTATTTCAGTAACCGCTTTGGCGGTGGCAACCCCCCACAGGTTTAATCATGAATGAATCCCAATTTCAGCAGGCGGCTGGTATCAGCTCCGAACTGGCCGCGCGCTGGTATCCGCATATTACTGCGGCAATGAAAGAGTTTGGTATTACAGCAGTTAACGATCAGGCTATGTTCATTGCACAAGTTGGGCATGAATCTGCTGGTTTTACCTCGCTGGTCGAGAGCTTCAACTACTCGGTAGATGGGCTGATGAAAACCTTTGGTAAACGCCTGACGCCGTATCAGTGTGAAATGCTGGGGCGTGTCGATGGTAAGCAGGTGGCCCACCAGCCGCAAATAGCCAATCTAGTTTACGGTGGCCGCATGGGTAACAAAGACGCCGGAGATGGCTGGAAGTATCGCGGGCGTGGGCTTATCCAGATTACCGGGCTGGAGAATTACACCAGATGCGGCGTTGCCCTGAAACTGGATCTGGTGGCGAATCCGGGACAGCTTGAACTGGATCGTCATGCCGCCCGTTCCGCAGCGTGGTTTTTTGTGACTAGAGGGTGTCTGAAATACTCCGGCGACCTGGTGCGCGTTACGCAGATCATTAACGGAGGGCAGAACGGCATCGGTGACAGGCGAGAGCGCTTTGAAAAAGCAAAATCGGTGCTGGTATGAATCTGTTACCTGTATTGCTGAAAAAATACTGGTTGCAACTCTCAGTGACTTTGCTGATTGCTGTACTTGCATGGACAACAGACCATTACCGCGACAACGCCATTCAGTATAAATCGCAGCGTGATACCGCCAGTCATAGTCTGACGCTGGCGAACGAGACTATCAGCGATATGGAGGTGCGCCAGCGTGACGTTGCCGCCCTCGATGCAAAATACACAAAGGAACTAGCTGATGCACAAAACAGGAATACTGATTTGCAGCGCCTCCTTGCTGCTGGTGGCCGGGTGCGTGTCGAAGGACGCTGTACAGTGCCAACCACAACCAAAACCGCCAGTACCCGCCGCGTGGGCAATGCTGCCACCGTCGAACTCTCTCCAGTTGCTGGACAAAACGTTCTCGATATCCGCGCCGGAATCATCAGCGATCAGGAAAAACTGAAGTATTTGCAGGAGTACATCCGGACGCAGTGCAGATAAAAAATTCCCGCAGGACGGTTACGGTTCCGGCCTGCGGGGTGTCATAAAGAGCACAAAATGTCCTATAAGGGGATATACGGACGTATGTCACATACCATGGTACTGAAGAAAAAGATCTCATGTATCAACGCAGCGTAACCAGACGTTAAAAACTGGCACACCTCATGAAAATAACCCAGTATTGACAGGATATAATGCTGCCTTTGTAGTCGAATGATTAAACAATTCTCTATTTATAAGAATAACTGCCATCATCGTTGATATATCAATGTGGATAAAATAAAACAAACTACTCTTATTTTACCTCTGCCAGCCAATACCAGTATAAAGCAGAGGTTGCCAGCTATCCGGTTAGGTATAACTCTTCCAGGTGGCTCCTGAGGGTTGTGTTTTATCTGTTAGCTGATAGTAACCAAAGGCCGCATATTATGGCGGCCTTTTCTATTGCCATCACCATGGGCAGACTCATCATAATAACGTAACTTCATTTGACGCAGCGGCATGGTTTAATGGTCGGCAGGCCAGTAACTATCCGGGCCTCGCTATTAACGGCGTCAAAATTTATGGCGCAAAGCTTTTGGTATCGCCCTGTGGTGAAGCCAGATTTTTCCGTTGAACTCAGCAGCGGATTAATTGTTTTACATTTGGCCCGGTGAATTCGGGTAAAGCGCTTATCACTTTTCGTGTTCTGTCCACTGGCGCTCTTTAAGGCATTCACGACAAATCCATCAGGGTTATCACGAAGCCAGTTACGGTAAGCTAATTCGCTGGCTGGTTGATGATCGCTTCTGAATATTTTGACAGCCATATCATTTCTCCATGCGGTTTATGGTGACGACTATACAACAAGGTATCCACATGACAAAACCGGACCGGGGAGCCCCGCAACACATAGGGGCGGATGTGAAAAAAGAGCTCCGTATCTACGGCAGCAAATGGGACCGGGAGCGCCTCCTGTTCCTTCGTACTCATCCGTTGTGTGCCATGTGTCATGAGCAGGGAAGAGTGACGGCGGCAACGGTGGTCGATCATATCATTCCGCACAAACTGAAAGAGGCGCTGAATAGTGGAAACGCCGAAGCGATAGCGAAGGCACAAAAGCTATTCTGGAGCCGGAAGAACTGGCAGGGGTTGTGTAAGCAGCACCACGACTCTACGAAACAACGAATGGAGAAACGTGGTGTCGTCGTGGGCTGTGACGAGAACGGTATTCCACTTGACCGTGCATCGCACTGGTTCAGACGATAACAATTCTCATATGTGTGGCAGCTATGAAGGAGGTGGGCGGGTTAAAAGTTCACAGCTTTGTGCCTGCGTGACCGCCCGCCCCCCTCTGTGTGCACAACCGCGAAATGAAAAGTTTTTTTCCGGGAGGTTCCGATGGCAGGACGGCGCCCGAAACCGACCCACCTGAAAGTGGTTACCGGCAACCCGGGCAAACGTAAACTCAACGATAAAGAACCCCAACCAGCAAAAGAAATCCCCAGCCCGCCAGCACATCTTAGCGACTGGGGAAAAGTTGCGTGGGGCAGGCTCACAGTTTTACTTGATGGCATGGGTATTCTTACAGTTGCCGATTCACTGGCGCTGGAGCGTCTTTGCGATATCTATGCAGATATCCTTCAGCTTCGTCTGACGATCGCGGACGAAGGGAGAACTTATACAGTCCAGACTGAAGGGGGATTTTTGATTAAGGCGAACCCGGCTGTTGCGATGCTGGCTGATGCCGATCGACGGTTTAAAAGTTACCTGGTCGAATTCGGTCTCACCCCGGCCGCCAGAACAAAGGTGAAAGTTGATGGTGGAGAAGAGAAAGAAGACCCGCTCAACCAGTTCTTCGGTTGACCCCACCACTCGTTATGCGATGGATGTGGCGTCCGGTAAGGAAATTGCCGGACCTGATATCCGCAATTCCTGCAAGCGTCACCTGAAGGATCTGGAGTCCTGCCATGCCCGCGGTCTGGTATGGGATACGGAAACAGCGCAGCGTGCCATCGACTTTTTCGCGAAAGTGCTGAAACTTAACGGCGGCGAACACGAAGGCAAGCCGTTCAATCTGTTACCCTGGCAGTGCTTTATCGTGGGGTCTATATTTGGCTGGCAAAACTCAGACGGCTATCGCCGGTTCCGTATGGTGTACGTCGAATCCGGTAAGGGGTCAGGTAAATCACCGCTTGCAGCTGGTATCGCTCTTTACTGCCTTGTCGCCGACAAGGAACCACGCGCGGAAGTCTACGCGGCCGCCACGAAAAAAGACCAGGCCATGATACTGTTTCGCGATGCTGTGGCGATGGTTGACCAGTCGCCAGCACTGGCACAGCGGATTAACAAATCAGGCGGTGCCGGGAAAGAGTGGAATCTGGCTTTTCTGCAGACCGGTTCTTTTTTCCGGCCTATCAGCTCAGACGACGGCCAGTCAGGGCCACGCCCGCATTGTGCTCTGATAGACGAAATTCACGAACATAAAAATAACCAGGTCGTGGAAATGATGCGCGCCGGAACGAAAGGCCGCCGGCAGGCGCTGATTTTCATGATAACTAACAGTGGCCATGATAAAACCAGCGTCTGTTATGACTATCACGAATATGGTCGCAAGGTTGCTGAAGGTTCAGTTGACGATGACAGCTTCTTTTCTTTTATCTGTTCGCTGGACGAAGGGGAAGATCCCTTTAAGGACGAGACCTGCTGGAAAAAGGCTAACCCTTCGCTGGGACACACCTTTACTGAGCGCTATTTGCGTGAGCAGGTCACGCAGGCCCGCGGAATGCCGTCGAAGGAAAGCATTGTCCGGCGGTTGAACTTCTGCCAGTGGGTGGATGCTGATAATCCCTGGATGAGCAGTGATGTCTGGATGGGATGCGAGGAGGATTTCGACCTGCAGGAGCTGCGGGGCGAGGAATGCTATGGCGGTCTGGATCTTTCAGGCAGCCGGGATCTCACCGCACTGGCTCTGTTCTTTCCGAAAAAGAGAAAGTTGGTGGTGGAATTCTGGACGCCAAAAGACACTCTGACAGACCGGGCGAAAACAGACCGGGTTCCATATGACGCATGGGAACGGGACGGATACATCCACACCACACCAGGTAAAGCCGTGAAGTATGGTTTTGTTGCTGAACGTATCGCAGATCTTGCAATGCAGTTCGACATCAAAGCCATTGCCTTCGATCAGTACCGTATTAAATACCTTGAGCCGGAACTGGACGAAGCCTCAGTATCAGTGCCGCTGATCCCGCATGGGCAGGGCTACTACAAGGCAAAAGATTCTGGTCTGTGGATGCCGCATTCTATCGAGCTATTTGAGCAGATGCTGGATGATGGTGCAGTCGTTATTAAAACTAATCCCTGCCTGCGCTGGAATGCAGCTTCCGCAGTAACCGAAGCCGATCAGAAAGAAAACCGTATTTTTGCCAAGAAAAAAAGTACCGGACGTATTGATGGCGTGGTGGCTTCCGCTATGGCAATAGGTGCATCAGAAGAGGATGTCACTGATGATGGCGATGTTGATGGTTTCTTTGATGATCCAATCATAGTGGGTATCTGATGGCGAATAATAAACACCCCGGGCGAATAAAAAGCGCCCTTTTAAACTGGCTGGGCGTCCCCGTCAGCCTGACTAACGGCGAGTTCTGGCGCGAGTGGTTCGGAACCAGCAGCAGTGGAAAAGTTGTGACGGCTGATAAGATTATCCGCCTGTCTGCTGTATGGGCCTGTGTCAGGCTGTTGAGTGAATCGGTTTCCACGTTACCGCTGAAAATCTACGAGCGGCAGGCTGATGGCTCCCGAAAACTGGCTTCTGATAATCCTGCTTACCAGGTGCTTTGCCGGCGCCCCAATCCTGAAATGACGCCGTCACGTTTTATGCTGATGGTGGTCGCCAGTATCTGTCTGCGGGGAAATGCATTTGTTGAAAAACTGTTTATCGGCAGAAAACTGGTATCGCTGGTTCCGCTGTTACCACAGAACATGGTAGTAAAACGACTGGATAGTGGGCAATTGCAGTACTCATATACTGAGAACGGAAAACAGAGAATTATACCTGTAAACCGGATTATGCATATCCGTGGATTCGGTCTGGATGGTGTATGTGGCATGATGCCTGCGATGACGGGCATCGATGTGTTTGGTGCGGCAATGTCGGTGGATGAAGCCGCGGCAAAAATCTTTGAAAATGGCCTTCAGAGTACAGGGTTTCTTTCTTCAAAAAATGCGCTGACCAAAGAGCAGCGTGATCGTCTGAGGCAAAACCTTCAGTCTTTTATCGGTTCAAAAAATGCCGGAAAACTGATGGTGCTGGAAAATGAACTCACATACCAGAATGTCACCATGAATCCGGAAGCGGCACAATTGCTGGAAAGCCGTTCCTTCAGTATCGAGGAAATTTGCCGCTGGTTTCGCGTTCCTCCTTTCATGGTCGGTCATACCACTAAACAAAGTAGCTGGGCATCCAGTCTTGAAGGGATGAACCTCCAGTTCCTGACGCACACTCTTCGACCGCTGCTGGTGAATATTGAACAGGAAATTGGCCGGTGCCTGCTCGATAGCGATGATGACGTGTTCGCGGAGTTCTCCGTTGAAGGACTGCTGCGCGCTGACAGCGCTGGCCGTGCGGCTTACTATACCAGCGCGCTTCAGAATGGCTGGATGTCGCGAAACGATGTTCGCCGTCTGGAAAATATGCCGCCGATTGAAGGGGGGGACATTTACACCGTTCAACTCAACCTGACGCAGCTGAAAAACCTCGAAAGCGTCAACCCTGCAGTTCAGGCGCTCGCTGTCAGAGAGCTGCATAACCATGTATTCCCCGATATTCCTTACGAACAATCTCCGCTGAAACAGGCCGCTTAGGAGCACTTTCCTTATGAGCAAGAAACAACTTCCGGCAGCGCCGGCGGGGCGCCTGTGCGCGCGTTACCTGTGAAACCCTTCCTTCCGCACTGGACCGCTGGAACGGCGGGATCAAAGCTGCGGCCACCGACGATAACAGCATTTCTGTTTTTGATGTTATCGGGCAGGACTACTGGGGCGAAGGGGTGACGGCGAAACGCATTGCCGGTGCGCTTCGTGTGATGAATGGCGCTGACGTCACGGTGAATATTAACTCTCCGGGCGGCGACATGTTCGAAGGACTGGCCATCTACAACCTGCTGCGTGAATACCAGGGGAAAGTTACGGTCAAGGTGCTGGGCATTGCCGCCAGCGCCGCCTCTGTTATCGCGATGGCCGGGGATGATATTCAGATTGGTCGTGGGGCCTTCCTGATGATCCACAACTGCTGGGTGGTGGCAATGGGTAACCGGCATGACTTTGCTGAATTATCTGCCTCTCTCGAACCGTTTGATAACGCAATGGCTGACATTTACGCCGCACGCTCCGGGCTTGATATGGCCACAGTGCAAAAACTGATGGATGCCGAAAGCTACATCGGCGGTAGCGATGCCGTGGAGAAAGGTCTGGCCGACAGCCTTCTTTCTGCTGATGCCGTAAGTGACGGTGACGAAACTCCTGCTGCAGCGTTGCGTAAGCTCGATGCGTTGCTGGCAAAGACCAACACTCCGCGATCTGAACGCCGGAAACTGATTAAAGCCCTGTCCGGTGGCATGTCTGGCGCTGCCACCAACCATGACGGCACGCCGGGCGCTGCCGAAGAAATAAAACCTGAAATCATCAATTCTCTTGAAAACGCCCTCGCTGCGTTAGTCAAATAAGGACCTTTTATGTCTGAAGTAAATGAAATTCTGAAAAAAGTTACCGCCAGCATTGAAGAAGCAACAGGCAAATTTAACGCCAAAGCGGAAGAGGCTCTGACTGAGGCGAAGAAGAACGGTAAATTGTCAGCGGAAACTAAAGAAACCGTAGACAAAATGGCGACCGAGTTTAATGCACTCAAAGAAGCCGAAAAAACCCTAAAGGCTGCGCTGGGCGAACTGGAGCAGCATGTTGCGCAGATGCCACTTGCAAACGCAAAAATGGTTGTTGAGACTGTCGGCCAGCAGGTTATTTCTGCAGAAGCCATTAAAGTTCTTTCGTCCAGCATCGAAGGGAACAAGCGTATTTCTGTTCCTGTAAAAGCTGCGCTGATCTCCAGTGACGTTCCTGAAGGTATTGTTGAGCCACAAAGACTGCCAGGTATTGATGTAGCGCCAAAGCAGCGGTTATTTATTCGAGATTTAATCGCGCCTGGGCGAACTGGATCACCGGCTATTTTCTGGGTGCAGCAGACCGGCTTTACCAATGCTGCAAAAGTGGTTCCGGAGAATACGGCCAAGCCGTACAGCAATATTGAGTTCACTCCGAAAATCACTCCTGTGACAACCATCGCACACATGTTCAAGGCATCCAAGCAGATTCTGGACGACTTCGCTCAGTTGCAGTCCATGATTGATGCTGAAATGCGTTACGGCCTCAAGTATGTCGAAGAGCAGGAGATTTTGTTCGGCGATGGCACTGGCGCACACCTTCATGGCATCGTGCCGCAGGCAACGGCTTATAGCGCGGCATTTGCCGTTGAGCAGCAGAACGGTATTGACGATCTGCGCCTGGCAATGCTTCAGGCTCAACTTGCCCGCTTCCCTGCATCCGGACATGTTCTGCACTTCATGGACTGGGCGAAAATCGAACTGACTAAAGACACCCTGGGGCGCTATATCCTAGCGAACCCGGCGGCATTGACGGGCCCGACGCTGTGGGGGCTTCCGGTTGTTGCCACCGAAGCAGCTGCTTTCCAGGGAAAATTCCTGACAGGTGCATTTAACGCAGGTGCGCAGATTTTTGATCGTGAGGATGCCAATGTGGTTATTTCCACTGAAAACGCCGACGATTTTGAGAAAAACATGATCTCAATTCGTTGTGAAGAGCGTCTGGCACTGGCAGTCAAACGTCCGGAAGCATTCATCTATGGTTCCTTCACTGTCCCGGCACCTGCTGGCGCATAAAACCTGCTGCGGCCTGCGGGCCGCTTTTTTATGGGAGTGAGCTATGAAAATAATTGCACAAAAGCCGCTGTACATAAACGGCGACGTGGTTACCGAAGGCTCGGTATTCGAAACCATTGAGCAGCACGGACGCGAACTGATTAATAAAGGATATGCACATCTGATTGAGGTCGATAATTCTGCGCAGCCGGAACAGCCGGAACAGCCGGAACAGCCGGAACAGCCGAATACTAAAGCGGATAAAAAGGTCAAAAGGTAATGCTGGGTTTGAATATAGTGAAACAGCATTTACGTCTGGAACCTGACATTACTGACGATGATGAGTTATTGCGTCTCTATACAGGGGCAGCTGTGGCTTATGTTGAACAATGGACACGCCGGAAGCTGTATATGACCAGTGAGGATGATGGCTTTCGGGAAGATCCTGACAGCCTGTTGCTTACGGACAACGTGAGAGCTGCATTGTTATTGTTAGTGGCATTCTGGTACGAAAATCGTGAACCAGCCGGGATGGGGGAGATTTCAGAAACTCCTTTTGCGGTTGAAGCCTTGTTACAACCATATCGCATTTACGGCCTGTAGAAGGAGGGGGGATGCGTTCAGCAAGAAACAGCCCGGTAAATACCAGTGCAACTTATCTTCTGCCAGATCCCGGTGAGCTGAACCGGCGAGTTACGATTCGCCTGCGTGTGGATGAGCCGAATGATGATTTTGGCGTGTCCCCCTCGTATCCGGAGGAAATCCGCACCTGGGCGAAGATGGCCCAGCCCGGAGCGGCGGCCTATCAGGGCTCCGTACAGACGGAAAAAATCGTGACGCACTATTTCACGATCCGCTGGCGCCGGAATATTACCGCCGATCATGAAGTGTTCTGCGACGGGCAGGTTTACCGCATCCGGCGCATACGCGACCTGAACAGCAAACGTCGTTTCCTGTTACTCGAATGCGAGGAACTGGGCACTGAACGGGGAGAGGGCTATGCAGAACAAAGCGTTTTTACACGTTGATTTTGAACAACCGGAAACGCTTGTTTTTAACCGGGCGCGTTTGCGCCGGGCGTTTGTCAGTATCGGGCAGGTACATATGCGTGATGCCCGCCGCCTGGTCATGAAGCGGGGGCGTTCCGGACCCGGCGATAATCCTTCATACAGAACGGGAAAACTGGCACGCTCCATCGGGTATTACGTTCCGCGGGCATCCAGTCGCCGTCCTGGATTGATGGTGAAAATTGCCCCTAATCAGAAGAACGGGGAAGGGAACCGCCCGATCTCAGGCGCATTTTACCCTGCATTTCTGTTTTACGGTGTACGGCGCGGCGCAAAACGTAAAAAAGGGCATCACCGGGAGGCCTCCGGTGGCAGCGGCTGGAAAATTGCTCCCCGCAACAACTATATGGCGGAGGTACTGGAACGACGCCGCAGCTGGACCCGTTACATACTGTCCCGCGAGCTCCGGAAATCCCTGCGTCCACAAAGAAGGAGTAAAAAGTGAGACTGACCCCCGTTATTGCCGCACTGCGTGCCCGTTGTCCGCGTTTTGAGAACCGCGTGGGGGGGGCCGCACAGTTTAAAGCCATTCCTGATGCCGGTAAGCTGAAACTGCCGGAGCGTATGTTGTACCGTCAGAAGATGTTACTGGCGAGCAGAAATCGCAGACGGACTACTGGCAGGATTTGACGGAGGGTTTTTCCGTCATCGTGGTACTCAGCAACGAACGGGATGAAAAAGGGCAGTGGGCTTCTTACGACGCGGTACATGATGTTCGTCATGAGATCTGGAAGGCTGTTCTTGGCTGGACGCCCGATCCTGACGCCCATGAGATCACTTATGCCGGTGGTATGTTGCTGGAGCTGAACCGTTATGAGCTTTATTACCAGTTTGATTTTACGATGAAATATGAAATCGATGAGTCAGATACCCGCCAGCAGGACGACCTGAATGCGCTGGATGACCTGAAAACCATCGGGATTGATGTCGATTTTATTGAACCTGATGGTGAGACTGAACACCACACCGGGATTACCCTCCCGTAATAACTTCTCCAGGGAAAATGAATGTTTGTAAAACCTGTAAAAGGGCGATCGGTTCCCGATCCGGCCCGTGGCGACCTTTTACCTGAAGGAGGTCGAAATGTTGATGAGAATAACTACTGGCTGCGCCGCGAGGCCGCTGGTGATGTCCGGCGCATGAATAAAAAGGTGAAAACAAATGGCGATTAGTTTAATTCCATCCCGTCAGATACACAGGTTCCGCTGTTTTATGCCGAGATGGATAACTCGGCGGCAAATACCGCCCGGGACAGCGGGGCATCACTGCTGATTGGTCACGCCAGCAATGATGCGTCAATTGCCGTCAACAGTCTTGTTCTGGTGTCATCGGTTGATTATGCCCGTCAGATTTGCGGTGCCGGAAGCCAGCTGGCCCGTATGGTCGGGGCGTACCGTAAGACCGATCCATTTGGCGAACTGTATGTCATTGCCGTACCTGAATCCACAGGCGCGGCAGCAACCGTCGCTTTGACGGTAACTGGCGAAGCGACGGAAACCGGAACGGTGAATGTCTATACCGGCCGAACCCGCGTTCAGGCTCCCGTGACCAGCGGTGATGACGCTGCGGCGGTGGCTGTGAGCATTAAGGATGTGGTCAATGCAAACCCTGATCTTCCCTTTACGGCAACATCAGAAGCGGGGGTGGTGACACTGACTGCGCGCCACAAGGGGTTATATGGAAATGAAATTCCGGTCACTCTCAATTATTACGGCTTTGGCGGTGGGGAGGTGTTACCGGCGGGTGTGAATATTACGGTTGCCAGCGGCGTGAAGGGGGCTGGTGCGCCAGCTCTTAACGACGCGGTGGCAGCGATGGGAGATGAGCCGTTCGATTATATCGGCCTTCCGTTTAACGACACGGCATCGGTGAACACGATGGCAACTGAAATGAATGATTCCAGCGGTCGCTGGAGTTATGTCCGGCAGTTGTATGGTCACGTTTATACGGCGAAGACGGGGACTCTGTCGGAGCTTGTGGCCGCGGGTGACCAGTTTAACCTGCAGCACATCACCCTGGCGGGCTATGAGAAAGACACCCAGACGCCTGCTGATGAACTGGCTGCAAGCCGTACTGCCCGTGCTGCGGTTTTTATCCGTAACGATCCGGCGCGCCCGACCCAGACCGGGGAACTGGTGGACATGCTGCCGGCACCGAAAGGCAAACGCTTCACGACGACTGAACAGCAGACGTTACTTTCCCACGGTGTGGCAACGGCGTATGTGGAAAGCGGCGTGCTGCGTATTCAGCGGGATATCACGACGTACAGGAAAAATGCGTATGGTGTGGCGGATAACAGCTACCTTGACAGCGAGACGCTGCATACCAGTGCTTATGTGTTGCGCCGTCTGAAATCTGTTATTACCAGTAAATACGGGCGCCATAAACTTGCTAATGATGGTACGCGTTTCGGGCCTGGTCAGGCCATTGTCACGCCTGCCGTTATCCGTGGTGAGCTGGGATCAACATATCGCCAGATGGAGCGGGAAGGCATCGTGGAAAACTTCGATCTGTTCCAGCAACATCTGATAGTGGAGCGTAACGCGAACGATTCGAACCGCCTGGATGTGCTGTTTCCGCCTGATTATGTCAATCAGTTACGTGTGTTTGCGGTGCTTAACCAGTTCCGTCTGCAGTATAGCGAGGAGGCTGCATAATGGGAAAAATTGCGGGAACAACGTATTTCAAAATCGACGGACAGCAACTGTCGGTAACCGGAGGGATTGAAGTCCCCATGAACACCAAAGTTCGTGACGACGTGATTGGCCTGGATGGTTCCGTTGACTACAAGGAAACCAGCCGGGCACCGTATACGAAGGTGACCGCCAAAGTGCCGAAAAACTTCCCGGTCGATAAAATTACGTCTTCTGATGTCATGACAATCACATCAGAGCTGGCAAATGGTCAGGTGTATGTTCTCTCAAACGCCTGGCTGCACGGCGAAGCAACCATAACCCGGAAGAGGGCACTGTGGATCTTGAGTTCCACGGTGAGGAGGGATTTTACCAGTGATAAAAGAACTTGTGCTCAAAAAGCCGATTATGGCGCATAACGAAAAGCTTCATGTGCTGGAGCTGCGCGAACCGTCCTACGATGAAATCGAAGCCATTGGTTTTCCGTTCACCGTTTCCGGTGACGGCGGCGTCCGGCTGGACAGTTCGGTTGCGCTGAAATATATCCCTGTGCTGGCAGGTATTCCACGCTCCTCGGCAGCGCAACTGGCAAAACTGGATATTTTCAAAGCCTGTATGTTGATCCTCAATTTTTTTACCCGGTCGGAGACGGAGGAGGACTCAGAAAGCGGGTCTACAACACCGCATACTTCTGGCGAATAAACCCCCTGGAGCTCCGGCGGGCGGCAATATCCGATTTTCTGGAGCTGGAGTCGGAGGCTGTCCGTATCAATGAGGAAATGAAGCATGGCTGACAGTTTCCAGTTAAAGGCCATTATCACTGCCGTTGACCAGTTATCGGGTCCGCTGAAAGGGATGCAGCGGGAACTGAAGGGATTTCAGAAAGAAATGGCCGGGCTGGCGATCGGTGCTGCTGCTGCCGGGACCGCTGTTCTTGGGGCGCTGGCGCTGCCCGTGAATGCTGCGATCGGCTTTGAGTCAAAAATGGCTGACATCAGGAAGGTGGTTGACGGCCTGGATGATAAAAAAGCATTCGCGCAGATGAGTGACGATATCCTGACGCTGTCCACACAGTTACCGATGGCGGCGGAGGGAATTGCAGAGATCGTGGCGGCGGGCGGGCAGGCAGGCATTGCCCGCGGCGATTTGATGCAGTTTGCGAACGATGCAGTGAAAATGGGTGTGGCGTTTGATACCACTGCCGAAGAGTCCGGTCAGATGATGGCGCAGTGGCGGACAGCGTTCAAACTGACGCAGGAAGACGTGGTTGTCCTGGCCGATAAAATCAACTATCTGGGGAATACCGGCCCGGCAAATGCGAAGAAAATTTCTGATATCGTGACGCGGATTGGTCCGCTTGGCGGTGTTGCCGGAGTGGCATCTGGCGAAATTGCCGCGATGGGCGCCACCATTGCCGGGATGGGGGTTGAATCGGAGATAGCATCCACCGGCATCAAAAACTTTATGTTGTCCCTTACGGCGGGCAAATCGGCAACGAAGTCGCAGAAGCGGGCAATGGCCTTTCTGAAACTGAATCCGGCGCAACTGGCCGCAGATATGCAGAAGGATTCGCGCGCGGCGATGCTGAAAGTGCTGGACTCACTGGCGAAGGTGTCGAAAGCAAAACAGGCATCCGTCATGAATGCCTGTTCGGGAAAGAGTCTTTAGGGGCGATAGCGCCACTGCTGACTAATCTTGATTTACTGCGCACCAATTTTAATCGTGTTGCGGATGCCCAGGAATATGGCGGCTCGATGCAGAAGGAATATGCATCACGCGCAGCCACAACAGAAAACCAGCTGGTTCTGCTGAAAAACAGCGTCAATGCGATTTCGGTAACGCTGGGCGATACCTTCCTGCCCGCCATTAACGAAGCTGCAGAAGCGGTTATGCCTTACCTGGAGCAGCTCCGGACATTCGTTCGCGCGAATCCTGAACTGGTTCAGTCTGCGGCGAAGTTCGGTGCGGCGCTGCTGGCTGTTGGCGTATCCATCGGCAGCCTGTCCCGGGCTGTCAAAATCCTGAACAGTGTCATTAATCTCTCTCCGGCGAAAGTCGCCATTGCGGCGCTGGTGGCCGGCGCTATGCTGATCATTGAGAACTGGGACGATGTTGCTCCGGTGATTAAGGCGGTATGGCAGGAGATCGATAACGTTGCGCAGGAGATGGGCGGATGGGAGACGGTGATTGAAGGGGTTGGTCTGGTTATGGCTGGTTCTTTTACCGTCAGGACCATTGGTGCCCTGCAGCAGTCCGTCCTGCTGGCCGGACGGCTTTCCGGCCTGCTGGGTAAAATTGGCCGGATGGGGGCCATGACGCTGACAATTGGCGTGGCGGTGTCACTCTTTAAAGAGCTTAAGGATCTGGAGCAGGGGGCGAAGGATGCGGGTATGGATGCTGGCGCATTCGCTGTACAGAAGCTGCAAACGAAGGAGCGTGAACGCGGGTATAACGGTTTTATTCCCAGACTCAAAGAGCTTCTTGGTATGGACACCCCGATTCCGCAGGGGCGTTATCAACCTTATGTGCCACTGACCCGGCGTTCTGGCGTACTCGAGCGAGCTGCCCCGCCATCAACGCAGCGCAGTGAACTCAAAGTGACATTTGAGAATGCACCACAGGGCATGAGGGTGCTGGACATACCGAAAACGGGAAATCCTTTAATGAACATTACCCATGATGTAGGGTATTCTCCCTTCAGTAATAAATAATATCTGGAGATGGAGTATGAATAAAATATTGGTTGCTGCTTGTGTGATGGTTTTGTCTTTCCCTGTATTCGCAAAAAAAACACCTACAACTGATTTCGTCAATGAAATTGAAGCAGCAATAAACTCAACAGGAGAGGTCTCTACATCTCTGGATATTACTTGTCCTGCTCAATCAGCAAGCGGGCGTGTTTTGGTTACTCATGCCGATTATACTTATGGGATGAGCAAGGGGGTGTTTGTATTCAAAAACACAGACGATACTCCTGCAGAAATGAAAAGTATTATTCCAATCCATCCAAACAACGACATCATGTCAGATATCATAAGTGGTTGGGATTTTGGTTTTATAATTCGCGGTGGACAATTTTTCGTGAAAGTTATGAAAAATGGTGAAGTGAAAGCAGGAATAAATAAAAACGGCACGTCCGGTGTTACGGAAGTCAAATGTAAAGTGACAAAACCGTAATAATCACTTTATCGACGACATAGAAGCCCGCTTAATGCGGGTTTTCTTTTGGGGTAACTATGGCTTTTTTCTCCTCAACAGGCTGGCGCGGTCGCCTGCGTGATGCATCATTTCGTGGAGTACCTTTCTCCGTTGAAGATGATGAAAGCACGTTTGGACGCCGCGTACAGGTACATGAATATCCGAACAGGGATAAGCCCTGGACGGAGGATTTAGGTCGCGCCACGCGCCGCCTGACGATAAATGCTTATCTTGTCGGTGATGATTACGCAGACAGGCGGGATCGTCTTATTGGTGCCATTGAAACCGCAGGCCCTGGTACGCTGGTCCATCCGCAGTATGGCGAAATGCAGGGCAGCATTGACGGACAGGTCAGGATCACTCACAGCAGTACAGAAGGGCGCATGTGTCGTGTCTCCTTTCAGTTTGTGGAAAGTGGGGAACTTTCTTTTCCGGTGGCGGGAATGGCAACGGCGAAGCGCCTGGAAACGTCAGGCGGGCTTTTCGATGATGCGATTGACAGTATGTTTTCCACATTCTCGTTGTCAGGTATTTCTGATTTTATCCAGAACGATGTCATTGCCGATGCTGCCTCCATGCTGGGCGATGTTGCCGATGCTTTCAGGATGGTTGACTCCGGCGTGTCTGCCGCAATGCGGCTGTTACAGGGGGATTTGTCTGTCATTCTGATGCCACCGAGCGCCGCAAGTGATTTCGTTAACGCACTGCAAAAAGCCTGGCGCTCAGGTGACAGGCTCAGAGGCAGTACATCGGATCTGGTCACGATGATAAAAACGATGTCAGGTATCACGCTTGATCCCGGTCTTTCCCCCCGTGGCACCTGGCCCACTGACTACGGATCTGCTGCGAAACAGAAAATGCAACGCAATATGATCGCAGCCGCCATCAGGACAACAGCCATCAGCACAGCCGTCCACGCCGTGACAACACTGAAGCAGCCGCGTGATGTACCTGGTGTCCGGGGCGTAAATCAGCCTGCAGGAACAGGCCGTGACTCAGACATTGTCACTGTCATGCACCCGGCGCTGGATGGTGTACAGACGGTCAGTAATGGCAGCTCTCCACCGAATTATGAAGATCTGAAAGCTATCCGGACCGCGCTCAATGCTGCGATTGACCAGGAGCAGTTGCGTATCCGGGATGATGTGCTTTTCCAGCAAATTTCCGTTATGCGGACGGATCTCAATCGCGATATTTCTGCACGACTGGCACAGGTTGAACGTACTGCATTGCGAACGCCTGATGATGTTCTGCCTGCACTGGTACTGGCTGCAGCCTGGTATGACGACGCCGGGCGGGAATCTGACATCCTCACTCGTAATCCCGTTCCCCATCCGGGATTTATCCCGGTTGAGCCGCTGAGGGTTCCGGTACGATGAATAATACGGTTTTTTTACGCGTCAACGGGCGAGACTGGGGAGGATGGACGTCGGTACGGATAAGTGCGGGCATTGACCGTATTGCCCGGGACTTTAATGTCTCGATCACCCGGCAGTGGCCTGGTGGAGAAGACGTACCGCCAGTAAAAAATGGTGACGCTGTTGAGGTACTCATTGGCGATGATTTAGTCATTACCGGCTGGGTTGAGGCGTTGCCACTACGTTATGATGCGCAGACCATTATGACGGGCATTGTCGGGCGCAGCAAAACGGCAGATCTTATCGACTGTTCTGCATCACCTGCACAGCATAACGGGAAAAATTTATTCCTGATCGCCAGCGCACTTGCCCGGCCATTCGGCGTGGACGTTGTTGATGCCGGCGCGCCGGCAGCCGCCGTTATTGAGGCTCAGCCGGAACATGGTGAAACGGTTGTGGACTGTCTGAACAGGCTGCTTGGACAGGCTCAGGCGCTGGCATATGACGACGAACGGGGACGGCTGGTTCTCGGCAGGCCGGGCAGTATGAAAGCAGCCACGGCTCTGGTACTTGGCGAGAATATTCTTTCCTGTGATACCGAGCGTAGTGTTCGCGAGCGTTTCTCCAGTTATCTGGTTACGGGGCAGCGTCCTGGTACGGATGACGATTTCGGCGAGGCAACCATTGCTGCTATCCGGCAGAGTACTGGTGATGCAGGCGTCACGCGGTATCGTCCCCACACCATTCAGCAGTCAGGTACTGCCACGACTGACAGCTGCAAATCCCGCTGTGAATTTGAAGCCCGTCAGCGTGCGGCGAAAACGCTGGAAACCACCTATACCGTACAGGGATGGAGACAGGGGAATGGCGAATTGTGGAAACCGAATCAGGCCGTGGTGGTGTATGACCCGCTAAACGGTTTTGACAATGAAACGCTGGTGATCGCCGAAGTGACGTACAGTCAGGACAATAACGGCACCCTGACCGAAATCCGGGTGGGGCCTGCGGATGCTTATCTTCCTGAACCATTCAGGCCGAAAACGAAGAAAAAAGTCAGTGAGGAGGCGGATTTCTGATGGCTAACCATCCTCTTCAGAACATGATAACGCGCGCCGTCATTACCGCGATTGATACCGTCAGAAAATGCCAGACTGCCGGACTGAAACTTATTGCCGGTGAAAAAAAAGAAAATGTGGAGCATCTTGAGCCTTACGGTTTCACTTCTGCAGCACAGAATGGCGCAGAAGCGGTGGTATTGTTTCCCGGCGGTGACCGTTCGCACGGAGTGGCTGTGGTTGTGGCTGACCGCCGCTTCAGACTGAAAGGGCTGGCGCGCGGGGAAGTCGCGCTATATGACGATCAGGGGCAGTCGGTCACATTAACCCGCGCCGGAATAGTGGTAAATGGCGGCGGAAAGCCAGTTATTTTCACGAATGCCACTAAAGCACGTTTTGAAATGCCGATCGAATCCACTGGCGATATCAGGGACAACTGTGACAGCAGTGGAAAAACGATGGCTGAAATGCGCACGACCTATAACGGTCATACCCATAAAGAAAATGGCGATGGCGGCGGTATAACCGATAAGCCTGGCCAACCCATGAGCTGACATCATGATCCTTTATGTTAATGGAATCCGTAATGATGCCACGGCTTCGCTCGACCTTCTGACGCGGGCAGTGGTGATTTCTCTTTTTACCTGGCGCCGGGCGGAGCGGGATGACAGGACCCCACAGCCATACGGCTGGTGGGGGGACACCTGGCCTGCTGTTCAGAATGACCGCATCGGTTCCCGCCTCTACCTGCTGAAACGCCGCAAACTCACCAATAAAACGCCGCAGGATGCCCGTGAATACATGCAGCAGGCGCTGGCGTGGATGACAGACGATGGCGTGGCGGCACGTATTGATGTGACATCTGAACGCACAGGAACAGATACCCTGGCAGCTGGCGTGACGATATATCAGCGGGACGGGGTAATTCACAATATTACATTCGATGATATATGGAGCGAACTTAATGGCTGACAGTCAATTTGCACGCCCTGAACTTCCTCAGTTGATTGCTACCATTCGCAGCGATTTACTGACCCGTTTTCAGCAGGATGTTGTGTTACGTCGCATGGATGCCGAGGTTTACAGCCGGGTACAGGCTGCTGCCGTACATACGCTGTATGGTTATATCGATTATCTGGCCCGGAATATGCTGCCTGATATGTGTGATGAGGACTGGCTTTACCGTCACGCGAGGATTAAGCGTTGTCCCAGGAAAAATGCCGTATCTGCGAAGGGATTTGCACGCTGGGATGGTATTGCCGGAAGGCCGGAGATCCCCGCGGGTACACAGATTCAGCGGGATGATCAGGTTACATTCACGACCCTGCAGACGGTGAAAGCTTCCGGCGGCCTGTTACGTGTGCCGGTTATTGCTGATGTGGCGGGAACTGCCGGTAATACTGACGATGGTACGGCGTTACGCCTTGGTACGCCGATTACTGGTATTCCTTCTACAGGTTACGCTGACACTCTGACCGGGGGGGCTGATACAGAGGAGCTTGAAACGTGGCGCGCGCGCGTCATGGAGCGCTATTACTGGATACCACAGGGGGGCGCTGATCCTGATTACGTCATCTGGGCAAAGGAAGTCGCAGGAATAACCCGTGCGTGGACATTCCGCCATTATAAGGGGACCGGCACCGTTGGTGTGATGGTGGCTACCAGTAACCCGGTTAATCCGGCTCCTGGCGACGATCTCGTTAAGGCTGTACGTGACCATATTTTGCCGCTGGCACCTGTTGCTGGCGGCGGACTCTTTGTTTTCGCTGCCACTGAAAAAAGCATTCCGGTAACAGTCGCACTGGCCAAAGATACCCCGGAAATTCGTACTGCCATTATTGCGGAGCTAAATGCGCTGATGCTGCGTGATGGCGCGCGTCCGGAAAAATTTATGTTTCGCGAATCAGCGAGGCGATAAGCCTGGCGACCGGGGAAGTGGCACATCAGCTGCGTGTGCCGGCGGCAGATGTGGTACTGGGAAAAACTGAACTTCCTGTCCTGGGGAATATAACCTGGGCCACCTATACCGGGGAGAACGGATAACTATGGCATTACAGGACGAATATACGCAGTTACTTTATCACCTTCTGCCGGAAGGGCCTGCCTGGGACGGAGAAAATCCACTGATTGAAGGGCTGGCGCCGTCGCTGAACCGGGTACATCAGAGAGCGGATGAACTGATGGCTGAAATTGACCCGGCCAGAACTACGGAACTCATAGACCGTTATGAACAGCTGTATGGCCTGCCTGATTCCTGTGCACCGGAAGGCGTGCAGACATTACAGCAGCGCCAGCAACGTCTGGATGCAAAGGCGAATGTTGCCGGTGGTATAAACGAGAGGTTTTATCGGGAACAGCTTGATGCGTTGGGGTATACCGCTGCCACCATTGAGCAGTTTCAGAATCTCGACAGCACACCCGATCCTGAATGGGGGGAATTCTGGCGTTACTACTGGCGTGTGAATATTCCGGCTGATGCGAACATCAGCTGGCAGACCTGTACAAGCACCTGCGACTCTGCGATCAGAACGTGGGGCGATACTGTTGCTGAATGTGTGATTGATAAGCTTTGTCCGTCACATACGGTTGTTGTTTTTGCTTATCCGGAAGGAAAAGAGAATGCACAGAATTGATACGCCCACCGCGCAAAAAGATAAATTTGGTCAGGGAAAAAACGGATTTACGAATGGTGATCCCGCCACGGGCCGCCGCGCAACGGATCTCAACAGTGATATGTGGGATGCAGTCCAGGAAGAGGTCTGTACTGTTATTGAAGCCGCCGGCATACCACTCAGTAAAGGCGAACATACGCAGCTTCACGCCGCCATTGGCAGGTTGATCTATGAACAGGTTAAAACCCGTCTTGAAAAAAATCAGAATGGCGCGGACATCCCGAATAAGCCGCTGTTTCTCCAGAACGTTGGTTTAGGAGAAACGATAAATCTCGCTGCAGGGGCCCTGCAAAAATCGCAGAACGGCGGCGATATTCCTGACAAAAAACAATTTGCGAGAACCATCGGTGCGGTAACGTCAACCACCATTACACTTGGCGAATCAGGCTGGTTCAAAATCGCCACGGTTGTAATGCCGCAGGCTACATCAACTGCGGTGATTAAACTGTACGGTGGGGCGGGGTTTAACGCTGGTTCA